TCCGTCACAGACCTTCATATTGGTTATGAAGGCAATGTAGACCGTCTCGGCTACTATCTTCAAGCAGGTCCAGCCATCGTCTCCCCCGATGGAGGGGATGCCGATACCGAGTTTTCTGGTAAAGCCGGAGGTTCCTTTCAGGCCACTGAGGCTGTGTCCGTTTATGGAGAAATCTCTTTTCTTACAACTGACGCTGATGAGAACAACTACGGAACCAAAGCTGGACTTAAGTGGGCCTTCTAGATGGACCTTCTGTACGTAATGTTCTTAGTAGTTTTACTAGGATTCGGTATGGAAATGACTTGGTCTACTAAACGAAAGTAATTATGGCACAGCAAAGTACAGGTGGTAAGGGTTTAGGTAAAGCTAATCCTGTACCATACTCTCCAGCTCCAGAGAAGAAAGAGGAGCCTAAGAAGTAAAAAGGAGGAGAGGCACCTCAGAGTCGGACCTCTCCTTCATTGGCTTTGGCCCTTACGAGGATACCCTTAGCCGTCTAGACGGTGGGAAAGACCACAAACAAATTGATCAAAAAATTTCACGTGAGAAAGTAAACAATACATTTTAATTAACAATGGCACAACAAGCCACGACAGCCAATGCTAACGGCCCCATCTGGGGCGGTGCAGATAATGGCGCTGCTACAAGTACAGCTGACAGACGTGAACTTTATCTCAAGCTCTTTTCAGGCGAGATGTTCAAAGGCTTTCAGCACAACACAATTGCTCGTGATCTAGTCACGAAGCGTACCCTTAAGAACGGCAAGTCATTGCAGTTCATCTACACGGGTCGCACCAAAGCTGAGTTCCATGTACCTGGACAGAGCATTCTCGGTAATGACGAGAGCACTCCTCCAGTAGCTGAGAAGACCATCACTTGTGATGACCTCCTCATTTCCAGCGCGTTTGTATATGATCTTGATGAGACTCTTTCTCATTATGATCTTCGCGGGGAAATCTCACGCAAGATTGGTTATGCACTCGCAGAGAACTACGACCGTAGAATCTTCCGTGCTATCACTAAAGCTGCACGTCAGCCTAGCCCAGTTAACATGAGTTCCTTCTCCGAACCAGGTGGAAGTGTAATTAAGGTTGGTACTGAATCTAGTGCTACTGCTGCTGATGCTTATGACTCAGTGAAGCTGATTGATGCATTCTATGATGCTGCTGCTGTCCTTGACGAGAAAGGAGTAAGTGGTGATGGACGTGTAGCTGTTCTTAACCCAAGACAGTACTATGCTTTGATCCAAGCTTGTAACACTAATGGCCTAGTCAACCGTGACGTTACTGGTACTGCATTGCAGTCTGGTAATGGCATCATTGAAATTGCAGGCATTAAGATCTACAAGTCAATGAACATTCCATTCTTTGGTAAGTTCGGTACTAATACTTCCATGAACCCACGTGCATCTAATGATCTACTGGGTGACCACATCGGTAATGATATCGATAATCAGTCTAGCCTTGCGGCACCTGCTGCAACTGCTAGCGCTAATGAAGGGCAAAGGACTGTTAACAACTATGGTCCTGCTACTAAATTCGCTAACTCCTGTGGGCTTATCTTCCAGAAAGAAGCTTGCGGTGTTGTCGAAGCTATTGGTCCTCAAGTACAAGTTACTAGTGGAGACATTTCAGTAGTTTATCAGGGTGACGTTATCCTTGGCCGCTTGGCTATGGGTGCTGACTTCCTGAATCCTGCTGCTGCTGTTGAACTAGTTGCTGGTATTGATCTGAGTGGATCTGGAGCCTGGGATGGTGCTTCCGTTTCTAGGTTCGATGGAACTGGAACTACTGCTGGCGACATCGACTTCAGCTAATTTCATTTTCATTACATTATACACGGGGAACCTTCGGGTTCCCTTTTTTATATTCATACATTATGCCTTTTCCTACCACTAACGCTACAGAAGAACTACCTGCTATTAATGAAATCCTGGCGTCTTGTGGTCAGGCTCCTGTCACCACCCTCGATCAAACCAACCCGGACGTTGCGATTGTATATAATACACTGCTTACAGTGTCACGAGAAGTACAGGCAGAAGGTTGGACTTTTAATACAGAGTCCGATGTAACAACACAAACAGATATAAATAAAGAATTCACAATACCGAATAATTATCTACAAGTTGATTTAACTCAAAATACAGCTAACTCTAATAAGAGTGTAGTTAGACGTAAGAAACCAGGAGAAACACAATCTAAATTGTATGATAAATATAACCATACATTTGAGCTGACCTCTACAGCATCTGGGGATATTAAATTAGATATCGTCTATCACTTTGATTGGATTGATTTACCTATCCCCATTCAAGATTATATTGTTGCTAGAGCAGCAGCTGTTGTATCTAGTAGAATTGTAGGTGATACTAATCTATACCAAATACTTCAACAGAAAGAGATGCAAGCTAGATCAGTGGCTTTAGAATATGAAACTAATCAAGGTGATTACACATTCTTTGGACACCCTACTGGTCAGAACTACTACAATAGTTATCAACCTTATCAAGCACTTTATAGATAATGTCAGCAGTAACACAAACAATACCTACTTATTTAGGTGGCGTTTCAAAACAGATAGATAGTAAAAAGAAACCAGGTCAAGTTAGGGAATGTTTAAATGCTTACCCTGATCCTACATTAGGATTGATCAAGAGACCTGGTACTAAATTTATAAAGACACTAGCCACTACATCACTAGAAGATGCTAAGTGGTTCTACATACACAGAGATGGTGATGAACAGTACATCGGGCGTATTAGTAAAGGGCCTCCACATGGAACTATAGAAATTTGGAATGCTGCTACAGGCGTTGAATGTTTAGTAAACGATTGGAGCTACGAATTAACAGTAGACCCGGCGAACAACGGTACAAGTGGTGGTTCAAGAATGAGGAACGTACCTACAACTGCTGGAGCTGGCGGCGCAGGTACTACTGGTACAGGAATGACAGTTAATATATATGGAGTTGATGCCACAACAGGGGCCGTTGACCTAGTTTATGTATGTTCTCCCGGCTCAGGATATTCTTCTGGTGATGTTTTAAAAGTTACAGCAGCTGATGCTGGTACTGCTACTGATATAGAATTCACTATTACAAATATAGGAGATCACTATTTAAAGCCATCAGGTACTGCAGTAGATAATCCTAGTATTAATTATGATGTACTGACTGTACAAGACACTACAATTATTACTAATAAGACAACTCCAGTTCTTGTTGAAGCAGCACAAACACATACTCCTAATACGAAGGGTACTGTACGTTTAAATTTTGTCAGGTATGGTTCAAAATATAACGTAAAGATAAACGGTACTGAAACAGCAGATCTCATCACGGTGATGGAGGATGCTGGTAATGCTACTGAGGTTCTCAATGCTGATGATATTTTGTCTCAACTAGTGACTAATATCCAAGCTCTTAATATACCTAATTTAGATGTAACGCCTTTACCGTCTTCTATTGAATTAAGTACAAGTGATAGTTCATCTTTCACTCTTGACGTAGTTGACGATGCTGGTAGTGTTAATTTAGATTCATTTCAAGAGCAAGTTAATGTATTAACTGATTTACCTAATCAATGCGCTCACGGTAGACTAGTTAAAATCATTAACACTGCAGAAGCAGGTACTGCTTATTGGGCGAAATTTAAAACAGAAGCAGGTAGTGGACATGGCCCTGGATTCTGGGAAGAAACAGTTGATCCTAACGTATCTACTGGGCTTCTAAATGCTAGTATGCCTCATGAATTAACTAGTGACGTACCTAATGTATTTGATTATATAGGTATTGACTGGAAAGATAGATTAGTAGGAGATGATACAACAAACTCACACCCTTCATTTGTTAATACAGAAGATCCTGTAACTATCCAACAAGCCTTCTTATATAATACAAGGTTAGGGTTTCTAACTAAAGATAATGTATCTCTCAGTCAGGCACAGGATTGGTATAACTTTTACTATACTTCAGCCTTAACTAGCCTACCTTCAGATCCTATTGATCTCAGTTGTTCAAGTATCAGACCAGCTGTATTACATGGTGTGGTGCCTACTGCACAAGGTTTGATCCTATTTAGTAAGAATCAACAGTTCATAATGTTTGCTGGATCTGATGGACCTTTAACACCTTCCTCAGCAATCATCCGTTCTATCTCTAACTATGAGATGGATACAAAGATAGACCCTGTAGACGTTGGAACTAACATCAACTTTGTCAGTAAGACACCTAGCTACTCACGTATCTTTGGTATGCAGACACGAGGGTATGAAGAGAGTCCAATTATTCAAGATATCAGTAGAGCAGTATCTCAGTGGATACCTGAATCAATAGATACCTTATTCTCTAGTCCACAGAATTCTCTTACTGGTGTATTTAGTAGACAATCAGATAGACTTTATCTATATAGAATCTATAATGTTGGTGAAGAACAGTTGATGCAGTCTTGGTTTGAATGGAAATTACCAGGAAAGATACAGTACTGCACAATTGATAACGATACTATGTGGTTAATTATATTGGATGGTACTAATACAATATTACTTAAAGCTAGTATCAGTAAATCTACAGCAGAAGATATTGTCGTTACTAGTGATGGGCAGCAAGTCAATCCACATATGGATTTGTTCAACAACGCTAGTTCAGTTAAATGTAGAGAAGTTACCTCTATTACGGTAGACAATCCTTTATTTAATAGTGGTTATACAGTACCCCCTACAGTAACAGTTGAAGCACCAAGTGATCCCGATGGGGTAACAGCTACAGCTACGGCTGTTTACGATGCTACAAACACAAGCGTAACTGGAATAACTATTACAAATGAAGGTAATGGATATAGAACAGCACCTGCGGTAACTATTGGTGAACAGTGGTTACCTGGAACTACATATCAACCACAAGCTCAGGTATTTAATGGTGACTATGTTTATCAAGCTAACCTAATAGGTTCACCTACAACATCCGGTACAACACCTCCAACACATGTAGTACCCGGTACTGTTGCCTCAGACGGTGCTATAGATTGGGAATGCATGGGTATACGAGCTGCAGCTACAGCTGAACTCTTCGAGCAAACTTACTTACTAGATCACTCTAGATGCTACTTACCTTATCCTGACATAACAGATCTCAAGCCTGTTATTCTTATTAAGGGTTCTGGTGTTACTGAATCAGGTTTCACCATCAACCCCGAAAGGTACATAGATGTTAATGGTGAAACATATTTCTCGATACCTAAGTTAAACTTTGCTAACTCAGCTTCAGATGTTTATGTAGGTTATCAGTATAATTTTGATGTAGAATTACCTAAAACATATTACATTAAAAGGAATGAAGCAGTTGATTACTCAGCTAACTTAACTATCGCACGTATGAAGTTTGCAGTAGGAGCATCTAGTGGTATATCTTTCAAACTTAAAAGTAAAGGTTTTCAAGGCAATTCTTATACAATTATAGGTACAGCTACTTCAAACACTGATGTAGGTACTGGTGTAGATGCAATAGGTAAGTCAATATTTTCTGTTCCATTCCGCCTTAATGAAGAAAATGGTGTTGTAGTTAAAGTAAACGGTGTAGTACAACCACACGGCACCGCTTACACATATGATAACTACCCGACTCTTTATAATAATTGTATAGTTACCTTTCTTTCCGGTTATGTACCTACAGGAGAAATAATTAACGGTGATAACACAACTACACCTGCACAAACTGTAGAGATATATACAGACACTTGGTATGATGTACAACCAGTGCAAGATGCTAACCAATATTTGGCAGATGATGTCCCAATAGAAGAAGAGAATATGTTCACTATACCAATACATCAACGTACAGACAATTTCAACTTAAGGGTTTTCAGTAACTCACCGTTTCCAGTATCACTTAACTCGATGATGTGGGAAGGGCAATATTCACCACGATACTACCAGAGGACTTAATATATGTATGATGAAACAAATCAAATAGGCCTACCTGGATCAGATCAGTTCTGGAAACAACAGTTAAATGAATCTGGTCTGGAGATGCATTGGGTTACTGCAGCTATCGCAGGCGTTTCTGCTATTGCAGGAGCTATTGGCGGCTATAACGACAGAAAAGCGAAGCAGAAAGCAGCTGATAAACAGGCGGCCTACAATAAAGAGATGTGGGAGTTTAACTGGGAAGAAACCCAGAGAAGGGAGGACTACACACAGTATGAGTTAGATCTTGCCAAGTTAAACTCAGATAATCTAAGGGATCTCACCAATCAAATGGCTCTCGATAAATTTAATCGAGACCTTTATATTAGAGATTATAATTATAAAAGTCAAGTAGAACGGTATAATGCTTCAGAAGCCCAGTATGCTCAGCAGTTAGATTATAACGCAATGGGTGCTCAACTCGCTAGAGAAGAGCAAGATTTGTGGATGGAAGATCAGCAGAAACTGCTTCAATTCCAGTATGCAGATATAGCTATGGATAAAGGTCGAGCTAGAGATAAGTTCGACCTAACTAGAAAGGATATCGATCTTCAGCACATCTCTGCACGAGGTGAAGCTGCAGTTAAATCTTTAGAAGGTTGGTTAAAGGGTTTAGATGCTGCTGCTAAAGTTAACGTAATTGGTCAATCAGGTAGGACAAGGAAGAAGAACCTGCAGTCTGTAGCTATGTCAACAGGTATGCAGCAAGCGTTCTTGAATGATATTGTTACTAAATCTGATGAGGCATTTAAACTTAAGCAAGTTCAGAATTACCATGAGTACGTGTACGCACGTAGACAAGCTAAACTAGATGAAGAGAAAACAGCTTCTTCTTGGGATAGTGCAGTTAAAGCTAATAAGCTTGCACATCTTAGAATTTCATACGATCAATATGGAGCAGATATGGCAGCAGATAGTAGACGACTAGCACCACCACAGGCTTACTCAGATCTACCAGAAATCCCCGCACCATATGAAGTACCTGAAACACACTTCCCAGAAGTATTTAGAAGTAATAAACCACCTGGTCCTGTAGGAGCACCTAACCTAATGGCAGGAGCTGGTCTAACAGCATTCGCTCAAGCTGGTATGGGTATTGCTAATGCAGTTTCAAGTT